CCTGTACATTACCAATGATGACATATCCTCCTCTAGTTCCACATCAAACGCTGCACTAGCCATCCTCTCTGCTAACTCATCCCATCTCTCTAGATCTATATTATTATTCCTTAGTTCTCGCGCTAGTTCACCTACATAATCCATTGCTGCCGATGTTCCAGGTGGCTTCACTTTTCTATCTAGTTTATTAGTCACTATCTTCGGTTCAACTCTCCATACGTTTCCGTCCTTATCCGGAACCCCCATACCTCCGTCTTCGATCTTACCATGTATGACCTCAGATGGTAGGGATAACCAATCAACTTCACCCTTGACCTTAGCCCAATGCGTAATTGAGATTATAGCCATCGTATTACCAAAAGTCCTATCTAATCCCCTTCTTATGAGTTTCCAAACCTGGTCAAGTATACTAGTGACCCTCTCTTTAATCGTAGATATTCCTGAACTTTCCCAGTTTCCAGCAACAAAGCCGGCTAAACCCTTTGTTGGGCTGGCGTATGCCCCGCGTTCTGTAACAGTGATCCTGAAGAATTCTGATCGCTTACCTATCATTTGCTTTATATCTTGCGCTTGAAACTGCATCTTATTCAGTATCTCTAGGAATCTATATGTATCCTCACTGTCTGTGAATTCTTCGTCCACATCGTCACCACCATGGTCTAGTATCACAGGCCCACTTCGTTTATGTATTCTTTCAAAATTCAATTCGGCAACACCAATGTATACATTATTCAATACTGTGTTAATCCATGTTGTCCCGCGCCATCCCGAGTATAGCCCCTTATCCAGTTCATGTCGTCCACCCTCTGGATCTATCAATGTCATTTTATACATCGCATCTGCTATTAGCCTTGCGAATGGCATGTAATCACTCGGTCCCTGCACGCACTCTCCTATTTTCATTATTACTTCAGCCATCTCATCAGCTGAGTGTTGAGCATTATAATTTGCCCAATCATATAGTAGTTTGTATAGTCCGTTACCCATCTTCGCATCGATATATCTTATGTCATCATCCGGCGGTGCATTCAGCCTGACTGTTCCTATCTGGGCCTGTCTCTCGGCACTATCTAGCACATAGCTGAACACAATGTAATGTAAC